GAATTGATAGGGTTAAACGAAAATGGCGCATTGGTTTTACGTGATGGTTCACAATATATTTTAACATACGGGGACGAGATTAGTATTTAAAGTTCTTGACTTTCATGTTAATTTGTGATATTATATTGAATATCAAGAATAGAAATTATGCCCGCACGTTGTTGCGGTTTTTTTATTCTTTTATTTCGGTCCGTACATTTTTTGTGCGGGCTTTTTTTATTTTAACGCACAAGGAAAAAACCAACATGCAATTAAATTTAATAAAAAACGATGACGATACACAAATTGTATCGTATAAATTGGCACGGATTATCTTTGCTGAAACAGGGGGTGAATCATTGGTCGCAGCAGAATCAATGGCATCAATGATTTACAATATTCATATTAAATATGAAAAATCTTTTGAAAATATTGCGCGTGATAAAAATATTTTTGAAGCATTAGATGAAAAATCACCACGGCATGCACATTTGAATGTTGATGCAAATGACAGAAAATTACAAATGTGTTTGCGTGTTGTTAAAACGATGATGCGTGGTAATTTGTGCGATTGTGTTTTTGGTGCAACCAGATTTCATCACACTGACATTATACCAATATGGGCAATGGCACGCGGATACATATGTGAATGTGGTGACATACTTTATTATTTATAATGGGGGAAAATAATCATGAATAAAATTATAAACGGTGGATATTTGAAAAATCGTAAAACCTATGTCGTATCAACTGTTGGTATCGTAGCCGCAGTTGGTGCATACCTGATTGGTGATGAAGATATTTTTACAATGTTACAAACAGTGTTCACTTTGTCTGGTATTTATTTTCTTAAACAAGAATCTGTAACCAAAGGAAAAAAATAATGGAACAAATCCCAGAAAAATTTTTAAACGAAAAAGGAGAATTAAATACATCTGCGTTGGTTAAATCATATTGTGAATTAGAAAAAAAGATTGGAAATATGATTTCTGTTCCAAATGATAACAGTGATGAAACAACAAAACAAAAATTTAATCACGCAATTGGTGTACCAGACAGTGCTGATGAATATCCAAAAAATGATTTGTTTGATGACGAATCGGTTCGTAAAAAATTTCATGAAATAGGATTAACAAAATCACAAGTTGAAAAAATTTATAACATCGCAACAGAATTTTTACAACCAACATTACAAAATTTATTTCAATTACAAACACAAACAAATGCAATCAATGAATTGAAAAAATTTTTTGGTGATGAAGATAAAATGAATGAAGCATTACGCGAAATAAATGCATTCGGTGAAAGATTTTTACCACACGATGCGTTTGAAGAGTTGTGTTCTACACCCCAGGGAATCCAAGGCGTGTACAGAATGATGCAATCAATGGAACCTGATGTGTTAACAAATAAAAATGCAAATGAAAATTTAACTGATGATATGTTGCGTGATATGATGCGTGATCCAAAATATTGGCGAGATCATGATCCAGAATATGTAAGAAAAATTGAAAATGGTTTTAAAAAATTATATTCATAATCATTTTATTCTTTACTATTGTTTTTCTTTCGTATAAAATATAATCAAGAACAAAATAATTTTGTTCTATCCAAAACATAGTAAAGGAGAGAATTATGTTCGGCTTAAAGAAAAAATGTGCGTGCGCAAAATCTGCTGCTAAACCAGTTGCAAAGAAAGCACCTGCAAAAAAAGTAGCTGCAAAAAAAACAGCTGCAAAAAAAGTAGCTGCAAAAAAAGTAGCTGCAAAAAAACCAGTTGCTAAAAAAGTAGTTGCTAAAAAACCAGTTGCAAAGAAAGCACCTGCAAAAAAAGTAGCTGCTAAAAAACCAGCTGCAAAAAAACCAGTTGCTAAAAAAGCACCTGCAAAAAAAGTAGCTGCTAAAAAAGCACCTGCAAAAAAAGTAGCAAAGAAAAAATAATATACAAATTTGTGTATGATTTAAAATCCCCAGAATTATAGATTTTGGGGATTTTTTTAATGATAAATCTTTCAGTTAGATATAAAAGTCTAACTGAATTTTTTATTGGACAATCCATTTTTGTGGACCCTGATTTTTGTTTTTTTATTTATGGCGCAATTCGTTTGCATAACCATTAATAAAAATGTTTTCACATTAATTTAAACAAAAAGGATTTCTTATGTCTATGTCTGTAGATCAAGTGTTTATAAAACAATTTGAAGCAGATGTTCATTTGGCATATCAACAAATGGGCACAAAATTACGTTCTACAATCCGCAGTAAATCTGGGGTTGTGGGATATTCTACAACCTTTCAAAAAGTTGGTAAAGGTATCGCCAGCACAAAATCACGTCATGGTATCGTGCCGGTTATGAATTTAAATCACACTCCTGTGGAATGCACATTACAAGATTATTATGCAGGCGATTGGGTTGATGCATTGGATGAATTGAAAACTAATGTTGATGAACGTCGCGTTGTTGCATCTGCTGGGGCGTACGCATTGGGTCGCAAAACAGATGAATTGATTATCGCTGCGATGAATAATGCAACACAATATGTTGGTGATTATTCAACAGGATTAACCAAGACATTAATTATGTCAGCATTGGAAACATTGAATGCCAATGATGTTCCAGACGATGGTCGCAGATTTGCTGTTGTTGGGGTGCATCAATGGAATGAATTATTAAAAATATCTGAATTTGTTTCTGCTGATTATGTTGGAAATGCAACACCATTGGTTGATGGTTGTGAATCTAGAAAATGGTTAGGTGTTAATTGGATTTTGTGTAATGCATTGCCATTGGCAAATACAGATGATCGTGATTGTTTTATATATCATGCATCCAGTATCGGTCATGCATGTGGTCAAGAAGTTAAAACAGATATTACATGGCATGGTGAACGTGCTGCGCACTTTATCAGTAACAGTATGTCACAGGGTGCTGTTTTAATTGATGCCGAAGGAATCGTTCGTATTAAATGCGATGATGATGCGGCTTAACATTTTATAACCAAAAGGAAACAAAATGGCTTTTCAAAACAAGAATTTATCTGTGATTGCGTATGCAAATGGTTTTACTTTGTGGCATTACAAAGAAAATGCAACATTGGCTGCTATTACTGCTTCGGGATATTTTGCCAGTGTAAAGACTTTGATGAACACCGGAGACATTATTTTAATTAATGGATCAAATGGAACAACTATTAAAGTAATCAGTATTTCCGAAGGTGTTATCACTGTTGGTGCGTTATCTTAAAATGTTTTGTTTGTTCATATAACGGGTCGTATTCAACGGCCCGTTTTTATATAAAGGGTGTAAGTATGTTTACAAAAATAGATTTATGTTCAATGGCTTTGTTAAAATTGGGCGAAAAACCAATTCAATCATTGGGTGAAGATACAGCCGCTGCACATCTGGCACAACTGTTGTTTAATCCGATTGTAGATACATTGTTATCTATGTTTCCATGGAGATTTGCAACACAAAATATTGTGTTAATAAGAAATTCAGATGGTGAATTTATAATCCCATCAAATGTTTTGCGGGTGTTAAAATGGTCTGGAAAAATAATCGGAAATAAAATAGAAAATAATACCGATACATTGGAAATAACAGCAATAGTTAAAACAGAACCAGAAATGTTTCCTGGGTATTTTGCAACATTGGTAGCCAGTAAAATGGCAATGGAATTTTGTATTCCATTGACTGGTGATACAAATCTTTTTCGTATGATGACATCTGTTTATGAATCAGAATATCAATCTGCAAAATTCATAGACAGCACATCGTCAAATCAACCTGGGATAAATGATTTTTCTTTGATTAATGTCAGATTTTAACCAAAAGGATTACATTCATGGGAGATTTTCTTAAAACACAAAATATTTTTTCCAGTGGTGAAATTGCCCCGGAATTTTATGCCGTAAATAATATTCATGGTGTGTCCGCATTAGAAAATATGGATGTTTTACAATCTGGCGGATTAAAGCGTAGGGCCGGATTAAAAAAAATTAAAAATATAAATAATAATTCAATATTAGTTCCTTTTGTAATCAATGAATCAGAAAAATATTTATTGGTTATATATGAAAGTTCAATAGATGTTTATTATAATGATACAAAAGTAACTACGCTTGTTGCACCATGGCACAGTGCGGATTTAAGCAAATTACAATATGCACAAAGATTTAATACTTTGTTTTTTGTACACCCAGATTACAGTCCGCGACTGCTGACCAAAAACACATCTGGTTTTGCATTGTCGTTATTTTATTTTTATCAAAACGCGGACGCCAGCATCAATGAACCTTTTGTGCGGTTTGATGATACAAAAAATATTTCTATAACTATCAGTACCAGTACCATAGATAACAATCATGCAACGTTTACAGCCAGTTCAGATTTATGGGATAATACATGGATATACACCAGATTATTGGTTAATAATAAACAGTGGATAGTGGAATCAGTACAAAATGCTCGTGTTGCCACAGTTTATACAAATGGCGGTTATTCGTTGCCTGACATACCATTAATGGATTGGTGGGAATCCGCGTTCAGTGATAAACGTGGTTGGCCAATTTCAGTGTCTTTCCATCAAAATAGATTGATTTTTGGCGGAACAATGCTGTTGCCCAATAATATTTGGATGTCTAAAGTTGGCGAATATAATAATTTTGATGTTGGTTCTGGGTTAGACGATGAAGCAATTTTTACAACATTATTGTCTGCACAACATCATCAAATATCTACAATAGTCAGTTCTGATACATTACAAATATTAACTTCTGTTGGGGAATGGGCAATATCTAATTCACCATTAACACCATCTAATGTAGATATAAAACAACACACATCAGTCGGCAGTGTTATAAACAAATATTTACCACCGCAACAAATAGAAGGTGCAACCGTGTTTATATCAAAATCAGGTCTGGATATTCGTGAATTGGATTTAGATACATTGAATAATAAATATAATGCCACTGATTTATGTGTTTTTTCTAAACATTTGATGAAGAATCCTGTCAGTGTCGCATATAATAAAATGCGTCATCAATTATATGTTGTGATGGATGATGGATATATTGCTGTGTTAAACAAATATATAAATACAGAAATTGCAGCATGGGGAAAATATACAACAGATGGTTTGTTCAAATATGTGGCTGTTATTGATGATGAAACATATGTTATCGTAAAACGTGGCAATGTGTCATATTTAGAAAAATTTGATGATTCGTGTTTGGATGATGCAGGTCAATATGATTTTTCATATAAAATATCTGGATTCCCAATATTTATAAATGGACACAATCCAAAAAAATTACGTGCACGAAAAATATCTTTGCGTGTGATGGATACGAAAACATTGTTTGTGA